CCTACTGTTACCGGCCCTACGGACGGCGAAGGTGGCAGTGCATCGGGTATCTGGACGCTGGATCAGGCAGCGGATTACGAGAAGCAAGGTCTGTGGCCTAAGCCTGTAATTCCCAAAGAGCTTTGGATGTGGGGGCTGAATAATCAAGGACAACTGGGGCAAGGCAATACCACTGATTATTCATCTCCGGTACAGGTCGGCGCACTTACTGACTGGCAGAAAACAACTAATGCTCAGGGCAGTACCGTTGCCCTTAAAACCGATGGTACTGTTTGGTCTTGGGGAGATGGCCAATACGGGCAATTAGGTGACGGAACTACAACTGACCGCAGTTCGCCAGCTCAAATAGGATCACTTACCGATTGGGGTACACCTTCCGGTGCGGATAAATCGTATGGCTCCATTAAAACTGACGGCACATTATGGACATGGGGGTATAATCTTCATGGCGTATTAGGAGTTGGGGATACTACAAGTCGTTCCTCTCCTGTGCAGGTCGGTGCGCTTACTACATGGGCTAAATTAGGATGTGGTCATACCCATATGGTTGCCGTTAAAACTGATGGGACACTCTGGGCATGGGGTAGAAACAACACTGGAGCACTAGGCCAAGGTAATACTACCGACTATTCCTCTCCTGTGCAGGTCGGTGCGCTTACTGATTGGAGCTTTCCCGCAGGAGCAGGGGGTAGCGGTGATGGGTATACTTTTTGTATTAAAACTGATGGGACTTTATGGGCATGGGGAGATAACGGGGCTGGCCGACTAGGTACCGGGATCATAGGCCCGAGTTCATCTCCGGTACAAGTAGGTGCATTGACTACTTGGTCTAAAGTGGGTGGTGGAGATGGACAAACTATTGCTCTTAAAACAGACGGGACTCTCTGGGGATGGGGTGAAAATGGCTCTGGTCAAGTAGGTGACGGAAGTAGCACTAACCGTAGTTCCCCTGTCCAAATCGGCGCACTTACTACATGGAGCAAAATATCCGTAGGTAAAAACTGTTCCTATGGTCTTACAACTGGCAATACTTTTTTTGCTTGGGGAGCTAACGGTTCTGGACAGTTAGCTCAAGGAAATACGACTAGCTATTCTTCTCCTGTGCAAATTGGCGCACTCGCTACATGGAATGGGCTACCCGGAGAGTCGAGCCTCGCAGAGCATAGCGCAGGATTGAAAACACCTTAATTATTAAACAGGAGACAATCATGTCTTTATTTGTAAAAGTTGTAGATAACGAAGTAACACAGGTATGGGATACACAGCCTCCTGCTGGAGAAGCTGGCTGGCAGTCAGCTGTTGAAGTGCGCCCTGACATTACTGACGGAAAGCAAATCTATACTGCTCATACGTTTGATCTAAGTGTTGATCCGGTACAGATTGTTTACGGGGTGCAGGATTTGACGATAGCCCAACGTAAAGAGGGGTTGATTGGTCAGGCTAACTCTGAATATCAGGAAGTAGCCAATGAGCAGACCCAGCTTGAAGTAACGGATGCCTCCGGTGATGCCGCAGCAGTTAGCACGGCAAAGGATGCCAAGGATGCCAAGATTACGGCCATTAATGCTTGCTCGACGCACGGTGACTTAGACGCTTTAGCATAGTAAAGGAGCAGCACTGTGACTGAAGAAGAGATGGCTCTGATGATTGAGAAGGCGGCGGAAGCGGGCGCTAAGAAAGCCCTGCGTGAGGTGGGGCTGTCTGATGAGGAGGCCAATTCTGACGTAAAAGAATTAAGGAATTTGCTCGACACATGGCGCATTACCAAGCGAACTGCCGTTAAGACCATTGTTCAGGCCGTTACTTATTTGTTTTTGGGGGCCTTAATAACAGGGGCATACCTAAACTTCAACGATAAATCGTAAATGAAACTTGATCCGGTTCTTCTTAATTGCGCCTGCCGACATTCGGTTAAGGCATATGACCATGTAAGCGGCTCAATCAAGATTGAGTCGAAGCTCACTTCTACAACTGTTTTTGTAACTAAACGTAAAACCATTGATGTGATCTGCTTTCGCGGGAGCCGGGGGTTGCACGACTGGCTATTCAATCTCAGTGCAGTACCTGTTTTCTATGCGGGTCGGCTTTGCCACGGGGGGTTCGTGGCCGCACATCTCTCGGTCTGGGGCAAGATCAAGAAGCATATCCATCCCAAGAAGAGAACCTTGTTTTGTGGGCATAGTCTGGGCGGTGCTCTTGCTGAGCTGTCAGCAGCAAAACTTCATAAGAAACATCCTAACTTGAACCTTGTGACTTTTGGAAAACCGAATGTCTTTTTCAAAGGCTTTAAGCGTCCGTTGCACCTGGATGACCAGATTTCTGTGGTGTGCGGGTCAGATATTGTTACTCAAATACCCAAGCTATGTTATGGCCCAAGCAAGAGCCAGACCATGCTCTACTTCTCCAACTCCGGGCGAGATTATATTGATCCCGACAAGGCGTTCCGCGCCAAAGATCGACAGCTTGCTACAGTGATGTCAGACCATAAAATGGAGGGATATGCTGAGCGGCTCAAAGAGTTTGTGGGTAATCAAGGCAAAGAAGAGTTTGTGATAAGCAAAGAAGAAGCTGCTGAACTTAATAAATTAATGGACGAGGTGGAAAATGCTTAGATTAATCCCGTTACTCTTTTTTCTTGCTGGGTGTACCCAAATTGAAGCCTTAGCTGTTAGCGATGGAGATAATGCCTTTGCCTGTCTTAGGGGCGAGTCTGCGGCCACAGCAGGCGTTTTTGGCGGGAATCTGAGCGGAATTACGGTGGAAGTGCCTGCTACGGTAGATACCTCCCAGTGGTCAGCACAGGACTGGGCTACATTGGCCGAAATTTGTGACTAATAATGTCGAAATTTCTGGCTGTGTTCGTGGGTATCTTGGCGGGTTTGTATCCGATATCCCTGCATTCTTCTTTCGTTGAGATAATAATGGAAGAAAATAATATGGACAAACTGATCGCTATACTTAAACGGCACGAAGGGGTCAAGCACTTTGCTTACCGTGACAGCCTCGGCATCCTCACTATTGGTTGCGGCAGGAATATCAGCGGCGAAGAGCCCCACAAAGGGCTCGGAGTCAGCGAGGACGAGATCGAATATATGCTCCAGAATGACATTGAGCGTACTATTAAAGAACTGAGCCGTGAATACCCCTGGTTCAACGATATGGAAGAAGGTGCTCGGCGGGATGCAATCATAAACATGCACTTCAATCTTGGCAGGGCGCGTTTTGCAGGGTTTAAAAAAGCGATTGGGCATATGGAGATGGGCGAGCATGGTAAAGCGGCTACTGAGTTCTTAGACTCCCGTTGGGCCAAACAGGTGAAGGGCCGTGCAATAGAAGTTACGGATACAATCAGAACGGGAACTTACCCCGAATGGGTGAATCATGCTGGTTAAGTACGAATTTGAGGCAGGGATTAATCGGGAAGGAACGCAGCTCACTGCCGGGAGCGGTTGGTACGATGCCGATAAGATTCGTTTCCGTAAGGGCAGACCTGAGCAGATCGGTGGTTGGGCCAAATATTCTGTTAATGCTTTTTTGGGTGTATGTCGTTCATTACTGGACTGGGTAGCCCAATCGGCTATCGATTATCTTGGTCTTGGGACGAACCTGAAGTTCTATGTCAACGTAGGTGATGGTTACAATGATGTCACCCCGATACGAACCACCACCGTTGCTGGCGCGGTTACTTTCGCCGCATCCGCAAGCTCTTCAACCCTCGCGGTTACTAACATAAGTCATGGGGCGGTGGTTAATGATTTTGTGACCTATTCGGGCGCTGTTACCTTGGGAGGAAACATCACCGCTGCGGTGCTGAATCAGGAATACCAGATCAGTGCTATTACTAATCCGAATGAATACACGATTACAGCCAAAGATACCGCAGGGGTCACTGTAACGGCCAGTGTTCTTGACACAGGTAACGGTGGTGCTGCTGTTGTCGGGGAATACCAGATCAACACAGGCTTAAATACCTATGTTGCAGCATCGGGGTTCGGTGCAGGCACATGGGGCAGTTCGGCTTGGGGTGGTTCAACGGCAATTGGGGCTGGTAATCAGCTCCGGCTCTGGAGTCAGGACACCTTTGGTAACGATCTTATCTTTTGTGTTCGCGGTGGTGGCATCTACTACTGGGACGAGAGTGTAGGCACAGGAGCCAGAGGAGTGGCTCTTGCTGACAAGGTAGGAGCAGTGAGTCCTCCCACTCTGGCCTTGCAGGTGATGGTGTCAGATACGGATCGTCATACCATTTGTTTTGGGTCTAACCCTATTGGCAGTACCACTCTTGATCCGTTGTTTGTACGTTGGTCAGATCAGGAGAGTCCGTTTGACTGGACTCCAACATCTACCAATACCTCGGGCGGCGTAACTCTGACCGCTGGCTCCTACATTATCGGGGCAATTAAAACACGGCAGGAAATACTGATCTTTACCAATAACAGTATCCACTCCATGCGGTTTTCTGGAGCGCCTTTCACCTACGAGTTTGATGTAGTGAACGAAGGCTTGTCGATGGTGTCACCCAATGCGGCCACTAACGCAGGTGATATGGTCTTCTTCATGGATAGAGGGGGCTTCTATTTCTATAACGGTTCGGTACAGAGGCTCAAGTGTACGGTGCTGGATTATGTTTTCAGTAACATAAATACCGCTCAGGAATTCAAGATTTTCGCTGCCAGCAGCCTCGATTTTTCAGAGGTGTACTGGTTCTATCCTGTAGGAAGCGGCAACACTGAATGTACCAATTACGTTAGTTATAATTATCTGGAGGATTCGTGGGCAATAGGCACCCTGAACAGGGCTGCGTGGATACCTGCTGGCACTCGAACATACCCGATTGCTGCCACCAACATAGTGGATGCCAATGAGAATTATCTTTACAACCATGAGTCTGGTTATGACGATGACGGTTCAGCCATGAACGCCTACATTGAATCAGGTGGTATCGAGATGGGTGACGGGGAGCAGCTCATGTTTGTTAATCGCATGATTCCAGATTTTAAATTTCGCGGGGCTACTGGCAGTGCGTCGATGACGGTTACTTTCAAGGGAAAAGATTTCCCCTTGAATTCAAGTAGTACGCTGGCGACCTCTACGGTTACTTCCAGTTCGTCCCAGTCGTTCATTCGAGCTAGAACACGGGAATCGATTATCAGGGTAGCCAGTACCGGAACAGGTTATGGCTGGACGTTGGGGCAGATGAGGTTTGATGTCAGGCCAGACGGGAGGCGCTAGTGGCACAAAAAACTAACTCAGTAGTCTTGCCTACAGCCAATACTGCTTATGACTTCCAGAACGAGCTGACGATGCGAAGAACGCTTGAGCGTTCTTTCGCGGATGTGCAGGATAACCTCAATGAAGTAACAACCAAGGTTGGCAAAGAAGAATCCTTGGCCATGAAACGATTTCAGTTCTTGTTGATGGGGGCGGTTAATGGCTGATGCGATCAAGGTACTTGGACAGCTTGACGCAGCGGCGACTACATCCGAAACGCTTTATACCGTGCCTGACCTTAATCTAACGACTGTCAGCTCTCTGGTAGCCTGTAACCGGAACGGTTCAGCCGAGACCTTTCGTGTAAGCGTACATGTTGAGGGCGCGGTCGCTGATAACAAGCAATACCTTTACTATGACAAAGAAGTGCCAGCCAATGATTCGCTGGCGATAATTATCGGAATGACGCTTAACCAGTCTGATGTGGTTAAAGTTTATGCTGGGGGAACCGGCATGAGTTTTAACCTTTTCGGTGTGGAAACAAGTTAGGACTAAACTATGAATATGCAGCCGCCATTACAGAGAACGGCAAACCAGCTATCGGACTACGGTAGGTTCGGGGACAGTACACTCGTCCACATGAATCCTGCTGAGGTTCGTGGTCTGGCATCCATGTCGCCAACAGGCGAGCTAAGCATTAACCCTGTTACTGGTCAGCCGGAAGCATTCCTTCCTTTCCTAGCACCCATTATAGGGAGCGCTCTGGGAACATCATTGTTGGGCGGTACGGCGTTAGGGATGGCAGGTGCTGGCGCGTTAGGTGCTGGTCTTGCAACATGGTATGAAAGTGGGGATTTCGAGAAAGGATTGATAAGTGGTGTAACAGGATTTGGTTTGGGCAAGCTATTTGGGGCTGGAGCGGATGCAGCCCATTTGTCTGATGAGTTAGCTGGACTACAGGGAGCGCAGCAGGCTGTTACTGAAACCGGAACGGCATTGGCTGGCCAACCGATTCCTCAGATGCTGGCTGGGCCTCCTTCACCAACAACCCCTCAAGCAGTTTTGGACATGGGGGGCCAGCACACGTTTTTGGGAGCTGAGCCTCTTACTAATATTAGCGAAGGGTTAAGCCCTGAACAACTTGCTTTTGTAGATGCTAAATCTGGGTTCGGTAATGCTCAAAATGCTTTAGAAGCAGGACGAGCAGCATTAACCCCCGGCCAAAGAGCAGGAGCCATGTTTAGCGGTGAAGGGTTAAAGGGAATGGTTGGCGCACTGAAAGACCCAGCGGCTGTTATTCCTCTTGGCCTCGGTGCAGCGACTCAGGCAAACGTGGCTCAACAGGAATACATGGAAGACTTGCGTAAGAAGCAGCTTGGAGAGCAGACCGCTAAGAACCGCAGGTTCGAGGGCATTCTGCATGGCGCACGGGAGATGGCATCTAGAACTCGCGGTACGAACCCCTACAAGAATCCGTTTGCAGCCGAAGGCGGCAGAGTTGGTTACCAAGAGGGTGGTCATGTTGGCCAAGAAGGCTCATGGCCTTATCCTTCGTGGGACTATGTTCCTTACGAAACGGCGGATGGAACTCTTGTTGATGCGACGGGGGGAATACTGGAAGGCGATACTGATATGCTTACTGCTGGTGGGNCGCCGGGAATGGTTATTCTTGGTACTGACCAGTCAGCAGTAAACCCTCTTATAACTNCTGGTCAAATAGCTGGCTATACGCCTGGCTCTGGTCAGGGAACGGGGACTTATCGAGATGATCCTTGGGCTGACCCGCAGGAAGGTATCGTTGGAACTGGTGTAAGGGATGGCAAGTATTTCATAGATACACTAGCGGGTTCAGGCGCTGAGCAGCAATCGTTTCTGCGGGGTGGTTTTGAGCAACAGCCTCCTCCAGATTACCGGCATGGTTTTGAAAAGGAGTTTGATTTCTTCGAGCATGAAGAAGAGCCGGAGCTTGATCGTGGTTATGACCTGTTCGGTGCTGGTGCATCGGATTATCTGGCTGGAATGTATGGTCTGAATGAAGAGCAATTAGCGTCGTTCTATGACCAGATACAGGGTTTATCCCCCGAAGATCGTACCTTGGCCAGTTTTGACGACATCCTGAGCCAGTTCAGCGGAGTAACAGGTGGTATTAGTAATGTTGACGCAGGGGTAACAGAGACCACTCCGGAGGATACAGTGATTACGGCGGGTGATCCGCCAGTTACAACAGATATCTTTAGCGGTGATGATCCTGATGTGATTGATGACACTCTCACTTCGACCGCTGGGGTCAACTTATTGACCCAGCTACAGTCGATTAGCCCCAATGTTGACGGTGACCTCACTCAGGAAGAGGGGGATGCGATTGTTGATCTTATTGCTGGCGGAGCTGACAGGCAACAGATAGCCGACTACTACGGTATGACCCTTGCTGAGTTGATGGACTACTACAACACCCTTACTGCTGTCGATGACACCACCACTGTTGTCGATGATGGCGGCGACGTTAGCACCTTTCCTACTACCAGTTATTACAAATACCAAGGGCCAGATGGTCAATGGCTTTACAAGGCTGTTGAGGGTATGGGTAGAACGGAGTGGGATATTAGTATAACAAAAGAAGAATATGATGCGGCTATGGCTGGCGGAACCGATGTTGTCGATGACACTGTATCGACCACAGGACTATTGGCGCAACTACAGGGGATTAGCCCAGATGTGGACGGTGATTACTCTTGGGACGAAGCTAAGGCGATTGCGGGTCTGATTGAGTCAGGAGCTGACAGGCAACAGATAGCTGACTATTACGGCATGACTGTTGCCGAATTGGACGACTACTA